AACCATAAGCTGATAGCCAACATCGACAACGTGATCGCAACGAGCAATAACGCGATTGCAGCGATATGGCACAGCCACTGGCGGCGGCCGGGTTATGACTTCCGCGAGGACCACAAGGAACGCGATCAGCTTTATTACCTGATCCGCGGAAACTGGGCGCAAAAAAACGGGTACGTGAAATCCGGGCCTGCCGGTTACCTCGACGAAATCACCCAGCCTGGCGAAGAGGTTTTTTGCCAGTGCTACGTGACCTACATCTACAACATCCGAAGCATTCCAGAATACATGCTGACCCAGAAGGGGCAGAAGTTCATGGAGTCGATGAAGAAAGCAGCATAGGAGCGTTAAAACGTGGCTATTTTTGGCAGCGGGATAATGTTCCGTCAGGGTAAGTTCGTCTTCCTGATCCAGCGCTCGGATGATGGCACATGGTGCCAGCCTGGCGGAACGGTAGAGCCGGGCGAGCTGCCCATTGATGCCGCGCGCCGCGAGGTGCTGGAAGAGGTGGGCTATCAGTACGATGGCCCGCTCACTCCACACAGCGTATACGGCGATTATCTGACGTTTCGCGCTGAGGTGCCGGAGAGGTTCGAGGCGAAGCTTAACGACGAATCGCTGGCCGCCGGATGGTTCCACATTGACGATCTGCCCAAGCCGCTTCATCAGCCCTTCGCTGAGATGCTGGCGCAGCAGGCGCTCAATGAAACCGAAGTGGCCGCGCTAATCGCTGACGGGACGCTAAGCAGCCCGCAATTCTTTATCAACATGTGGATGTTCGCCATCCGGGTAACCGGAACAGGGGTTACCTGGCGCTCTGCAGATCAACAGATGGCCTTCCGTAACCCGGACGACTATCTCACCCCAGAGTTTCTCCAGCGAGTTGCCGGTGTACCGCTTATCTGGCTGCACCCGGAGAAAAACAAGCTCCTGGATAGCGATGAATTTGCGAAGCGTGTTATCGGCACCCTGACGAACAGTTGGGTTGCAGATAATGGCGAAGTCTGGGCTATTGCCCGGGTGTACGACGCTGAAGCCGCCGAAATTATGGCGACACAACAGTTGAGTACCTCGCCAACCGTCACGTACAGCGAAGCGCAGGACTCAATCATCAAAATCGACGGTCAGCCTCTATTGGTGGAAGGTTCCCCGGTATTGCTCGACCACGTTGCAATTTGTGAACAGGGCGTATGGGACAAGCTCCTTGCCCCTACTGGTGTTAAATCTGATTCCATTCCAAACGAGGCTGAAAAGATGGACAAAGAGGAATTGAAGGCCCTAATGCGTGAGTGCTTGGCAGACATGCAGAAAGAAAAGGCCGACTCCGACGCGAAAGAAAAAGCTGACGCAGAAGAGCGCGAAGCTAAAGAGAAAGCTGACGCTGAGGAAAAAGAAAAAGCGGATGCAGCTGAAGCTGAAGAAAAGGCTGCCAAAGAAAAAGCAGACGCCGACGCCAAAGAGAAGGCCGACGCGGAAGAGGCTGAACGCATGCAGAAAGAAAAGGCTGACTCTCAGCTGCGCCAGGAGATCGCCGACCTGCGCTCCCGCATCCCAACCGAGTTGAGCGATGAAGAGCGCAACGAAGTCGCCGACGCACAGGTGAAGGCCGATAGCGTGTTCTCCTGCTTCGGCAAGCGCGCTCCGGTGCCGCTGTCTGGTGAAAAGCCGCTGGCATATCGCCGCCGCCTGATGATCCAGTTGCAGGAGCATTCTCCTGACTTCAAATCCGTCGACCTGTCCTCTATCGCTGACTCAGCCCTGCTGAGCGTGGCCGAAAAGACCATCTACGCCGACGCGCAGAAATCAGCAAGCCTGTCTGTTGGCCCTGGCATGCTGCGCGAAATTAAACGCGCTGATGCGACCGGTCGCCAGATCAGCACCTTCGAAGGCGATCCTGCTGCCACCTGGGCTCCGTTCCAGTCCGGCAAGCGTCAGGTCACCAGTTTCAACAACCAGGCTTAACGGGAGCTCTCAAGCATGGCTACTTTATCTCTTAACCCGATGGCAACCACGAACGCGCTGGGCTCCTTCGGTGTGCAGTCCGACGGTTATATTCAGGGCGTGGCGCTCGATGACCCGGCCAACCGCTTTAACCTGGCGGCGGGCACCGTGGCGGCAACGGAAACCAAACCCCTGTGGGGCGGCCTGCCGGTTGCCGAGCTTCTGCCTGGCACCAGCTCAAGCCCTCGCGGTTCTTATATCCGTCGCGCTGTGTCTGTTGCCGAGCTGGAAGGCTTCACCGTCTTCAATCAGGCTCATAACGGTCTGACCACTCCTCAGTCACCGGTCCCGCTGTACGCATCAGGCATGAGCGTTTCGTACTATCGCCTGGGCTCTAACATGCGCGTGCCGCTGAAAGCCTCTGCACAGGTTGTTGCGCTGGGCACTTCCGGCGCGTCGGTTAAAACGCCGCTGGCCTGGGATTTTGTGAACAA